GATGAAACAATATATTATACAATCCCTTACGGAATAAATCGTTATGATTGGAAACCAATAGGATTTGACGATGTTTTTAAATTTTACGGTAAATTTTCTATTTATAAAAAGTAATTAAAATCAGAAGTTTATGGAGGAAATAACATGGTGAAGAATAAATATGGAGAGGTTAATGTAGAAAGAAGAACTGTGGCTAGTACAAATGTGTTTGCAGAAATTGAAGTTGTTGATTACATGGATGACACGCTAAGTATGTGGTTATCAAAAGAGGATGTTAAAACACTAATAGACGAACTTGGTGAATTACTAAAAGAACAATAAAAGAACTATTTTATTCATAAAAAAAATGGAAAAGTGTGTAAAAACACACTTTTTATTTTTATTCTTGAACAAATGGAATATATATGATATACTATTTATATAATATATATGTAAGTAATAATTAAAATTTGAAAACTATATTCATATAGTATGTTTGGAGTAGGAGGATTCACTATATGAAAGACTACATTAAATTAAATAACGAGGTCATGCAAAAAGTGGATGGCTTCTATCAGTTAGAGAAGGATAAATTAGCAGTTAAAGAATTTCAAAAGGAAGTTGTAAAGAAATACTATCCATTTAAAACACATGAGCAACGCTTATTGTGGCTAATTGACAATGGGTACTATACTAATTTCTTAGATATGTATGATATGTCATACATTGTAGAATTAATAAACCATATTTACTCATATGGGTTTGAGTTTCAGTCGTACATGGCTATCAGTAAATTCTATCAATCTTATGCCTTAAAAACAAATGATAAAAAACATTACTTAGAAACATATGAGGAACGTATTGTGGCTTGTGCTCTATGCTTAGCACAAGGAGATAAAGACTATGCTTGGAAGTTAGCAGAGTCCATGATTAAACAAGAGTATCAACCAGCTACACCAACATTTATGAATACTGGTAAAGCTCGTGGTGGAGAAATGGTGTCATGTTTCTTATTAGAGATGGATGATTCATTAAACTCTATTAACTACAACATGAACACTATGGGGCAACTATCGAAAATTGGTGGCGGAGTATCTTGTAACTTATCTAAGCTACGTGCTCGTGGAGAAGCCATCAAAGAAGTCGAGGGAGCTTCTAGTGGTGTTGTTCCAGTAATGAAATTAATGGAAGATACTTTCTCTTATGTTAATCAATTAGGACAACGTGCGGGTGCTGGAGTTGCTTACTTAAACATCTTCCATTGGGATATTGAAGAATTCTTATCAACCAAGAAAATTAGCGGTGACGAGAAATCACGTTTACAAACTTTAAGTATCGGTGTTGTAATTCCAGACAAATTTGTAGAGTTGGCACGAGAAAACAAACCTATGTATGTATTTGCACCATATACAGTTTATAAGCAATATGGAGAACATCTTGATGATTTAGATATTGATAAAGTTTATGATGACTTAGTGGCTAATCCAAACATTAAGAAACGTCAATTAGACCCACGACAATTATTAACCAATATTGCTCGTACTCAATTTGAAAGTGGTTATCCATATATTATGTACCGTTCAAATGCCAATAAGGTTCATGCTTTAAAAGAATTAGGAGATATTAAGATTTCTAACTTGTGTTGTGAAATTATGCAGTTACAAGAAACATCTGAAATTACAGACTATGGGCAAGATGACATTATCAAACGAGATATTAGTTGTAACTTAGGTTCTTTAAATATTGCTAATGTTATGGAGAACAAGTCTATTGAGCAAAGTGTTAGAGTTGCTATGAGGGCATTAACACAAGTATCAGATATGAGTAATATTGCAAATGCTCCAGGGATTCGTAAAGCCAATGAGGAATTACACGCTGTTGGCTTAGGAGCTATGAATTTACATGGCTATTTAGCTAAAAATAAAATCTCTTACGAGAGTAAAGAAGCTAGAGATTTTGTTAATACATTCTTTATGATGGTAAACTATTATTCCATTTTAGTAAGTGTTGAAATTGCAAACGAGAAACAAGAAGTATTTAAAGGTTTCCATGAATCAGAGTATGCAAATGGAAACTACTTTAAAAAGTATTTAGAAAACGAGTATACACCTAAAACCAAAAAAGTTCAAAAATTGTTCGAGGGAATCTATATTCCTACTCAACTTGATTGGTGTGCTTTAGAATCTAAAGTCAATACAGTTGGTATGTATCATGCTTATCGTTTAGCCATTGCTCCAACTCAATCAATTGGGTATGTTCAAAATGCTACTCCAAGTATTGCTCCAATTGTAAGCGTAGTTGAAACTCGCACATATGGTGATTCAACAACCTATTATCCTATGCCATTCTTATGGGAAAATAACTTCTTCTTCTATAAATCGGCTTACGAAATGGATATGATGAAAGTAATTGATTTAGTAGCAGTATGTCAAGAACATATTGACCAAGGAATTTCATTGGTTTTATACGTAGATAGTGAAACACCAACAAGTCAATTAGTACGTTATTATATGTATGCACATTATAAAGGTTTAAAATCTTTATATTATACACGTACACGTTTATTAAGTGCAACAGAATGTGAAAGTTGCTCTGTTTAATTAATTTGAAGAGGAGATATTTTATGATTAATTTAGTGAATATGAAAGATTATGTGGAAGCAGATTTAGGTGAATTATTTGTAAATGGGGTACATATTTTAAAATTTTATAAAGATGGTTGTGCTCCTTGTCAAGAAGTAACTAGTGAATTAAATGGGTTATTCTTTGACGATAGAGCGAATGCAACTATTTACAGTGTAAATGTTAAGGAATATCCAGAAGTTGCTGGGGAGTTTACTGTTTTCTCTGTACCAACTCTAGTATTTATTAAAGATGGGGAGGAATATCACCGTCATCATGGTGTTATCAGAAAAGAAGAAGTATTAAAGTTAGCTAATAAGTAATTGGAGGTTTTTGGTATGGCTAAAACATTGAAAGCGGTCAATTGGAATGACCCTAGTTGCAAGTTCTATGATGACATTTACAAAAAACAAACTCAACAATTTTGGTTACCAGAAGAAATTCCTGTAACAGATGATAAAGAGTGTTGGTCTAACTTAGATGAAAAAACAAAAGAAGCATACGAACGTATTTTAGTAGGTTTAACTTTATTGGATACTAACCAAACAAATGGTATCAACAAAGTTGCAGAGAAATCTGACAATATGTTTATTCAATCGCTATTAGCTTTATTTGGTGGGTTCGAGTCTATCCATGCTCGTTCCTACTCGACTATTTTCCAAACACTGTGCACCACAGAACGCATTAATGAATTATTCGATTGGGTGGAACAAGTTGATGAACTACAAGACAAGCTACAAAAAATTGTAAAACGATATAACTCACAAGACAGTCTATATATGTCATATGTGGCTTCATTGTGCTTAGAAGGTATCTGTTTCTACTCTGGATTCTTTTTACCTCTTTATTTAGCAGGTCAAGGGAAAATGATTCACAGTGGGGAAATTATCAACTTAATTATGCGAGATGAAAAATTACATACTTTAGCTTGTGGTAAGTTTGCACAAGATTTATTAGCACAAATGGATATTAAAGAAGCAGAAAAACAAGCAAATATGGCAATTAACATGATTAATGAAATCTACGACTTAGAGCTACAATATTCTCACTTACTTTATGACGAATTAGGTTTATATGACGAAGTAGAAACATATGTACAATTTAATGTTAATTATGCTTTAAGCTGTTTAGGTTACGAAACACCATTATTTAGTGCTACTGAAGCAGATGTCAACCCTGTTGTTATGAATGGATATTCTATTGAAACTAAAAATCACGATTTCTTTTCAACTAAAGGAAATGGTTATGTGGTAGCAACAAATGTGGATAAATTAACAGATGACGTATTCTATTTTGGTGATATGTAATGGGTAAACTACGATTCTACTATGGAGCGATGAACTCGCTAAAGACTGGCACACTTTTAACTAAGGTATATCAGTTTGAACAATGTGGATGTAATACTATCTTATTGAAACCTTTTTTTGATACTAGAGATGTTGAAATTAAAAGTAGAGCTATCTCTGATAGTAGACCTTGTATATCTTTTGGTTCAAGAGATAACTTGCTTGAAATTATCCCTAATCACATGGTACATGGTAAGCTAAATGTTGTATTTATAGATGAAGTTAATTTCATTACAAAGTATCAAGTTAGACAATTATGGAAATTATCTAAAGAATATGATGTAGATGTTTTCGTATATGGTCTGAAAACAAATTATCTTAATAGATTGTTTGAAGCTAGTGAAGAGTTGTTGATTTTAGCGGACACCATCGAAGAAATTAAAAGTATGTGTTCGAGATGTTACAATAAAGCAACGACTCATTTACGATATGTGAATGATATTCCTGTGTTCAGTGGTGAAAGCTGTGTTGTAGGAGATATTAAAGGGAAAGAATATTATGTTAGTGTGTGTCAAGAATGTTGGCACAAAGAGTACGAAGAAAGGATGATGTAATAATGAAGAAAGTATTATTAGGATGTATGGCTTCTGCTATTGCTTTAGTGGGATGTTCTCAATCTAATGAAGTGGTTAAAGAAGATGATGTTATTAAAGTAGGAATGGTTACTGATAGCGGTACTATTGATGACAAATCATTTAATCAAGGTTCATGGCAAGGTGTATTAGATTTCCAAGCAGAACATGATAATGTTGAAGTACAATATATTAAACCAACAGGTGAAACATTACAAGATTACACGTCAGCTGTTGATAACTTAATTTTAAGTGGTAATGAAGTAATTGTAATGCCTGGCTTTAAGTTTGATGAAACAGCTAGTGTTGTAGCGGAAGAGTATCCAAACACTGAATTTATCTTAATTGACGCTGAACCGACTAAAGATGGTGAAGCTGTTGCTTATGATAATGTTGTTTCAATCTTCTTTAAGGAAAATGAAGCTGGATTTTTAAGTGGTGTTGCAAGTGCATTACAAACTGAAACAGGTAAATTAGGATTTATTGGTGGATTTAATATTCATTCTGTTGCTAAATTCGGATATGGATATGTTTCTGGTGTAGCCTATGCCAATAAATATTTAGGAACAGACGCTTACGTGACGGATTATGCTTATGTTGGTTCATTTGAAGACGCTAATTTAGGTAAATCTGTTGCTGGTGGAATGTTCGATAAAGGTGTAGATATTATTCATCATGCGTCTGGTGTTGTAGGTGTAGGAGCAATTTCAGAAGCTAAAACACGTCATGAGAATGGTGAAAATGTTTATGTTGTAGGTGTAGACGTTGACCAATACGATGAAGGTGTTACATCAAAAGGCGACTCTGTTATTTTAACTTCTTCAATGAAACGATTAAATGTAGCTGTTAAGACTCAATTAGAAAATTGGTTAAACGGTGAATTCAAAGGTGGACAAGTTATCACTATGGATTATATGCAAGATGGTGTAGGATTACCTATTGACAATCCAAACTTAACAGAAGCGACTATTGAAGCATTAAAAGAAGTTGGTAAAGCATTGGGTAATGGTACTATCAAAGTTCCATCTACTGTAGAAGAATTAGAGTCATTCTTGAATGAGTATGATTATCATGTAGAAGGAGTTCAATATTAAAAGAATGTAGAAATACATTCTTTTTTTTTATTTTTTTTAAAAAAATGTTAAAAAAATAGAATATATATGGTATGCTATTTATATAATATATATGTAAGTAATAATTAATTACTTTGGAGCTTAGATTGACTAGGCGACACCGAAATAGTGGATAAACTAAAAAATAAACTAAGAAGAAGAAAGTTCGATTAAGTAACTAACCTCTCTTAGTGAACTTACGACACATTAACGTAGTATAACTCCATTCTTTACTACGTGTATATCTTTTACATTATATCCCATCACTCTTTGTAAGTAGAGTGATTAGTACGAGCCGAGCCTTATCAGCTCCTACTATAAAAACTTAGGTGAGGATACTTACATATCCAATAGCCGAACTACGGATTAGAAGTTAAGGGTTTATAATTTCCGTCTGTATCCGATAGCTATGTGAAGATATAAAACTACAATACCATGCGTGGTCATAGCAAAACATGATTGAATGAGAAGGCTCTGAGTTGTCGTATCACCTTACGAGGTATAGGATGGCAAGGGAGCGAAGCATCTCCCACATAGAATTTAAGAAGGTTACTCACGAGTGGGGTAGCAGTATAGTACAAGATTGCCACTTTAATTAGTCGGCAGTAGTTATGCGTCGTGGAGTTTACGCACCAGTTGTTGTTGGCACTGAAACCACGTTGAGTCTGACACGTCTACTGTGTTAAAGACGTTAAATATTAACTGGAGATTGGAAGTCCGGTCGAAGGTTTTACAGAGTTCCTTAATACTACTGTATAGTAATGTGTAGACGTACACAAACGATTAATGCTATTGAAGTTGGTTTTATAAGTCAGTAAGTTCTCGAGATAAAATGGCTTCCAACGAAGGAATAGACAGTGATTTCTAGGGTTTGCACAGAAACTAAATCCTAGCCAAATGTTGTTACGAGAAATAATGTTGGTGCAACTCCAACAAACAACACTGTGGTTTTCGGTCATCCAATGGTAGTTGAGAACATAAAAACCGACTTTTCTCTCTCCTCATATTAATCAATCCCCTTTATGTTTTTATTTTTTGATGAATGGTGTTTTCCCCCTTGCACCATTCATTTTTTATTATTTAGAATATATTTCATATTATTCAATATAATATTAATATGATAATATTTGAAAGAGGTAGATTGGAATGGGAATGACAAATAGAGATAAGATGTTAGTAAAAGAATTTAAAAATAACATACTAAAGAATTACAAAGGTGAAACGCATATTGAATATTTTTACAACGTAGAAGTATTTGGGTTTGAAGAGTATTTTAGAAATGAAGAAGATAGAGTTGTATTTTTCGGTAGAGATATGCTGATTACAAGACCTACATTATTTGCTAATTCATTGAAAAGACAAATCCCTAGAATTAAATATGTTGATTTTTCATATGATAATAAAGGCAATGCAATTAATGTTTTAATTGAATTAGAAAAAGAGTAAAAAATTACTCTTTTTTTATTTTTTTTGTATATAATATATAATATTGACCATAATATTATTGTAATCAAGAAATCAAATAAATTAAAAATAGATTAAGAAAAACGTAAAGGAGCGATTTTTTATGGCAAGAAGAAAACAACGTGTAGGAGAAATGTTTATTGTGTTTTATGACAATGAAAAATTAATCTTAGATAAAATAGATGAATTAGTTGAATTAACAGGTGTTAAAAAAAGAGATATTGTTATTAAAGCACTTAAACAATATCTTAAAATTGATACTTCAAAAGGCATGGATAAATAATCCATGCTTTTTTTGTTTTTTATGTAGAATATTTTATACTTCCTGTGATATAATATATTTGTAAGGGAGATGATATGGTGGATAAATGCAAAATTGTACGTGAAAATATTTTAGAAGAAGTAAAAAAGGAAGTCGAACAGTTAGCAGCAGAACCAACATTAGCTATCATTAAATGCAATGATGATTATGCTTCAAAAGTGTACGTTAATAATAAAATTAAAACTTGTGAATCTGTAGGAATTAAAGTTACATTGGTTGAGTTAGACCCTAATGAAACAAGTTTCACAGATTTGGTAAATGTGATTTTGAATTGTAATATCAAATATACAAGCACAATTCTACAATTACCATTGGACGATAAATTTAAAAATGATGAACATAAATTATTGAATCTAATTGAGTATGACCATGATATTGATGGATTAACGAATGTTAATAAATTAAAATTAGCTGACAATGATGATGAAGCATTAGTTCCATGTACAGCATTAGCTGTATTCAAAATTATGGAACATGAATTTGACAAATCTGATTTTAGTGGTAAAAAAGTGTGTATTGTGAATCGTAGTAATTTAATCGGTAAGCCATTAATGAGTTTATTATTAAATCATAATGCAACAGTAACGATTGCTCATTCTCGTACAGAAGATGATATTAATGATTTCTTATGGAATACTAATTATGATGTAGTTGTAACAGGTATTGGAAAGAATATTATTGATGAAACAACAATGGATAGAACTGTTATCATTGATTGTGGAATTTCAAGAGATAAAAATGGTAAATTGTTACGTGATGTTCAGCTAGGAGATTTCTCTTTAGGTAACACATATTACGAAAAAGTTGGTACAGTTACAACAGCCTGTGTAGCATTAAACGTACTTAAATCATGGAAATTACAGAATGGATTAATTTAATCCATTCTTTTTTTATTTTTATAGAATATTTTTGGGTAGTCTATGATATAATAGTATTGTAAATAATTATTTGAGGGAGAAGATAATATGACAAAATTAAATTTTAATGTACACTATTTAGATGAAACAGTTCCGAATTTAGAAACAATTAATGGGAATTGGTTTGATGTCCGAGCTATTGAAGTAAAGGTAACTCGCACAACAGGCGAAGTTGAAGTATATGACAGTGCTAATTTTGACACAGTAACATATGAACAAGGTGATATTCTATTTGTAAACTTCGGTTTCTCAATGGATATGACAGATTTAGAAACAGGAGAAAAATATGTAGCCAATATCTATCCTCGTAGTTCATTATTTAAAAACTTCAAATTATGGCTAACAAATAATGTTGGTTGTATTGATTGGAATTATCGAGGAACAAATGATTATTGGTGCGGAATGTTTATGGCAATGGGAAGCGGTGAAGTAAGTAAAGGTGACCGCCTATGTCAGTTTGAGGTTCGTAAACCAATGCCACAATTAGAATTACATCCTGTATCTGATTTAGGTAATCTCAATAGAGGTGGTTATGGAACAACAAATAAACAATAGAGAATAACGGAACAAGCGGACGACAATAAGAAGAAGTATTAACTTCTTCTTATTTTATAAAAAACTATTGTATTATATTATATATTATTATACAATAATCACTGTAAGGGAGGTGAGAAAAATGAATGAAGAAATTGTTTCACTGATTAATAGGAGAGAAAACCAGATTTTAATTCATTCAGCAATTTATTACAGATTTAATGATAATTTGTTACAAGATTATCAGTATGACAATATTGGTAAGGACTTAATCGAACTTGCTCATAAATATCCGAAAGAGTTTGAAGCATCACATCATTATGAAGATTTTATTGAGTATGTAAATAGTGAAACTCCAAGTGGTTACAATTTACCATATTCAACAATAGAAGTTACATCTAAAGCAATGTTATTATTGAGATTGTATGGAAGAAAAACTTCTGAATTTATTAATAAAGATACAAAAATTAAAAAAACAAAAAAATAGTTGACTTACTAAATTTTATATTATATAATATGAATGTCGAACAGAGGAAGTTGACAAAAATAGAAAATAATTGGAATATTTATTACATTAAATAATATAATATAAATGTAATGAATAATCATTTGAAATTAAGGGAGAGATAAAAAATGGCTAACAAATATTCACAAGCAAAAAACTTTAAATTCGTAGGGTATATCACATTCAAAGAAGATAATTTATTAAAAACTAAAGATGGTTCATCTTGGAGAAAATTATCATTCGGAATCACTGATGGAAATAACTCACAATATGTAGAGGTAAATGAGTTCGGTGCTGGAAATACGTTTAAAGTAAAATCACCTAATGAAGATGGTGGATATGATGATTTAGAAATCATGTGGCATGAACGAAAAGATGAAAGTGTATTAGAAAATGTAGCTTCATTCTCTAAGAAATATGTTTTAGGTGAAACATTAATTCATAATCATGATGTAATTGAAGCAACTTACAAAGCTATCAAAGAAGGAAAATTAACATCTGCTAAATTCGAAGATGGTAAAGTTGTAAGTGGTACTAAAATTGCTGTTAGTGGTCAAATCAAATTTAACTACTATAATGGAAATGTAAATCAAGTTTATGAATTCTCACGTATCTCAATCGTTAAAGAAGAAACTCCATGTGAATTTACAGGAACTATTTCATTAGTATTTGGTAATAAAGCTGTTAAAGATGACGCTAAAAACAAGCGATTAATCGTAAATGGATACTGTGCTGAATATAATAAAGCATTATTCGGTGAGAAAACACCTACAGGATTATTACCTCAAACATTTGTATTAAACTACGAAGAAGTAAAAGCTGGTGAAGCACTTAAAAAATACTTATTAGATAAGTTAGTTGTAAAAGATGACAAATATCGTGCAATCAAGTTAGATGTAAACTTTATGCGTGGTGCTAAAGAAGTGTCAACTTCTGATTTCAAACCAACGTCAGAACAGATGGAATTAGTAGAAATGGGATTAATGACATTAGAAGAAGTAATGGAAGCACAGCAACCTGTAGGTAAAAAGGTTACAGAGGTGCAAATCCAACGTATTAATATCAGCGGTGCATTTGCTAAAGTAATTATCCCTACTGACTTCACAGCTAAAAATGTATATCGTGAAGAGGATGAAGATGACATTTATGATGTTGTCGAAAAAGTCGAAGAAGAATCTATTTTTAGTTCAGTAGACGAATTTGAGATGGAATTACCATTCTGATTAATAAAATGACTCATTCAACCCTAGAATATAATTTCTAGGGTTTTTATATGATATAAAACAAAGATGAATGTAATGATATGTAGAATGTAAAAGAAATTTCTAATCTTTTTTATATATTTTTATTGACATAAGGGAGAGTATATTATATAATATATTTGTAAGTTACTTACAGTATTATTATTGACAACTATTAAACAGATTATTCATAAAAAATAAAAAAAATTAGAATATATTTGATTGGTTGATTATATAATATTATTGTAAGAACGAAGCATATTAATTATAAGGGAGAATGATAAATATGGCATTACCAATCAAAAAAAATCAAGTTAAAGCAGACTTATGTAACTATTCAATTTTATTAAATGGTATCGGTGGAGTAGGGAAAACGACTTTATTCTATGATGTAACTACTAAATTATACGGTGAAGATGGTGGATTGATGATTAACATTGGAAATGAACCAGCACCTCACCACATTCCAAATGCGAATTATTTACAAGCTCAAACATTCCAAGATTTAATTGATTATGTAGATGAATTATGTAAAGGACGTAACGGAGCTTATTCACATATTAAAGTAATTGGATTTGACACTTTAGATACTGTTTATGATTTAGCAGAAGAATATGTTATCGAAGAGTATAATGATACAGTTGATGTAAATAAACAAGTTTCAACAATTAAATCAGCATATGGTGGTTTCCAAGCTGGTGAAAATCGAGTAGTTGAATTAGTAGTAAAAACAATTTTCAAATTACGAACTTTCAATTTTGGGATTTGGATTAACGGACATACAAAACGTAAAGCTAAAGCAGACCAAATGGGTAATATTGAATTTGAACAATTAACATCTGACTTACCGGCAAAATATTACAATGCAATTAAAAATAAAGTTAATATCGTTGGTACAGCATATATTAGACGTTCATTCGATAATATGAAGCAAGTAAAAGACGCTTTCAATAGTACAAAAGGTAAAACAGTAATGAAAACTGTTGGTACTGTAACAGATGAATCTCGTATTATTGTATTCCGAGATGATGAATATGCTATTGATTGCAAATCTCATTTCCCTTCTATTGCTGACGCTTGTGAATTTGACGCTGAATGTTTTATCAAAACAGTTTATGACGCTATTAAAGTTGAATTAGAAAAACAAGTTGGTGGTAAATTAGATGATACACAAGTCAAACAAATCCAACAAGAGCAACAAGTAGAGCATGAACAAAAAACAGAACAATTAATTAAAGATGTTGAAAAAGCAGAGCAACAAGCAAATGAGGAACAATTAAAGGAAACAATTTTAGAAATGATTATGTCATCATATAAAGAATTAACAAAAGAACAAAAGACAATGATTAAGAATGTATTAGTTTCTAACGGTGTTCAAAAATTACAAGAGTTATCACTTGAATCATTAAATGGAATTGCTTCTGAAATTAAATAATTAACCAAAAGATAGGAATATATTCCTATCTTTTTTATATAATATTAAAGAAAAAAATGTTTGACTTATTGGTTTGATTAATATATAATATAATTAAAGGAGCTGAGTTATATGGCTAGAAGAAAAGTTATCACTTGTGAGTCATGTGATACGAGAGAGTACATGGAAAAATCTATTGAAGTCGAATTAAAAACAGGAGATAAGATTTACTTCTGCTGTGAACATTGTAAAGATGTTACAAGTGATGAAGAAATCCTTGATAAAGAAATCTTTTCTATGATTAAACATATTATCGGTGTTAAGACTATGGGTAAGACCGTTAATGGATACATTAGAAATAGATTAAAGGATGATTTCGATAAGGATAAAAGACAGATTTTATTCACAATTTTGAGCGAAAAACGCTATAAATTGACCGAAATCATATCTAAAAAGACGTTTCCGAACAGTACAATTAAAGCTAAGTACGTGTTCGCTTCGGTAGAGAAAGATGTAGAACAAGAATTACAACGTAAAACAAAGCAAGAAGAACGAATTACATTTGTTACATTCGATGAACCTATTAGTGTGAGTCGTACAACTAAAAAAAGAAAGAGTATTCGTGATTTTTTGTAAGAAGGTTGTTGACTTTCAAAATTTTATATTATATAATATAAATGTAATCAAGTTAAGGGAGAGATTAATATGGAAATTAATGTAAATGAAGTACCATCAAAATATTTAGAAAATCGTGAAACCATTGAAGGTCGTGTGGTTTTATCAATGTGGAAAAATCCCGAATTATTCATGGAATACAAAATTAACAATAATGAATTAATCAATGAAGATAGTAAGATTTTATATAAACTAGGGTTACAGATGGTTGATAATGGTATCGTTGAATTTGACCGAGTTACAGTTGAAACTTACCTAGAGGACTATCCAACTTTAAAAGAAATCATTAATGAATATGGTGGAGTAAGAGAAATTATTAATACAGCTAAGACGATGAACGTAAATAACTTTGAAACGTATTATGATAAGTTATTACAATCAAACTACATGATTAACTTATTCTTAATGCAAAAGCGTTTAGCAAGTGAATTTGAAAAGATTAAAGGTATGAATGACTCACAGTTAATGGCTAACTATGTTGAAGAGTTAATCAATAGTATTTCAGATGAAAGTAGTATTAATAAAAATATGGAAGTGAATGAGTTATATTTCGCTGATGATGAATTCGATATGATTGTTAATGGTGAAGCTATTGAAACTGTAACATTTGAAAAATATGCTAAAATCTTAAATGACATTTTCTACGGTATTCCAATGGGAATGACTACACAGATTTCAGCACCGTCTGGTAATGGTAAATCAACATTTACATTCAGTAACATCCTATATCCAATGATTGAAAAAGGCGAGATTGTAACATTAATCTCGAATGAGTTATCATATCAACAATACAAATTTATGCTATACTCTATCATTGCAACACGTCAATTCAAGTATTACAAATTAAGTCGTGAGAAAATGTTAAAAGGTAAGTGTACTGAAGAAGATTTACAAGTATTACGTCAAGTTCAGAAGTATGTAAATACTGAATTAAAGGGTAGATTAGTGTTCATTAAGTATTGTGATGGTGATATTGATACAATCATCCGTATCATGAATAAATGGAATAAGATGGGTAGTCGTATTGTGGTATTTGATACAATGAAAGCTAGTAATAGTGCTGATAATCGTGCATGGGCAACAATCATTGAAGATAGTAAAAAATTAGATATTGCTTGTCAAAAGAATAAACAAGGTTTAATTTTAACATTCCAAATTGCACAGTACGCTTCAAATAAACGTGAATTAAGTGGTGCAGATTTATCACAAGGTAAGCAAATTAAAGAGATTTTATCAAACCATGCTATCTTCCGCTACTTACACGCTGATGAATATACAGGAGAGAAATATGATGTTAAGCCTTATCGTTGGAAATATGATGAAACATTAGGTAAAACATATAAAGAGCAAATCAAACTTGATAAAGATAAACGTTATTTAGTTTTATATGTTGATAAATGTCGTAACGGTCAAGATGGAATTTATATCTTGTATCAATTCAACGGTCAAACAGCAACATATTATGAGATTGGTTACTGTACAGTACATCCAGATTCTCAAAGAAATTAAACCTAGATTTTCTAGGTTTTTCTTTTTTTTTACTATTGATTTTTGAAAAAATGTATGATATTATATAAATATTAGAATATATGTTGTAATATTTTTATATAATATTATTGAAAGTGTATAGGAAACGAGTGGTAAAAATGAAGTCAGATAAGGTAAAGGAAAATTTAATAAACAATACTAATCTATTAATTCAAGCACTCGAACATTATGGATTTGCTCATGTCAAAGAGTTTGGAGGAAAAGAAATTAGATGTGGATATAGCGAGGATAGTAACCCTACATCTGTTGTAATTAATCTTGACAATCTCTACTCAACGATTTGGAGTAAAAACGTAAAGGGAGATATTTATAGTATTCTGTGTTGGAATAGTGGACAGACGTTTAATCAAGTACACAATTATCTTAGTTCATTATTCGGTGGTGAAGCCAAACAAGTTGAAGTTAAGAGGAAACAATTATTCGGTGGTGTTTTTAGAAAATTCATTGGAAATCAGACAGAAGTTACAGACCATGTTTACAGTGAAGATGATTTGAAGGCATATTCAAAAAGACCAAATCAACGTTTCTTAGATGATGGGATTAGTGTTAAAACTCAAATGAAATTTGGTGTCGGATACGATTTTCAAAATCATTACATTACAATTAATTGGACTAATACAGAAGGACAAGTTGTAGGAGTCAAGGGAAGAAATAATGACGATAATTGTGGTGACTTCAAATACATTGCATTGAAGAAATTCAAGAAAACAAATCATTTATATGGTTATTTCGAAAATAGAGATAGTATCCTTGATAAAAGAACGATTCTATTATTCGAAAGTGAAAAGGCGACAATGCAATGCGATACATTTGGTTTTAATTGCTGTGCTTCTGTTGGTTCTCATAATATTAGCGAACAACAGATAAGATTGATGAAGTACGATACAGACACTATTATTTTAGGATATGACACAGATGTTACAGAAGATGTATTGGAAGATGAATGTGGGAAGATTAAACGTATTTTGCCTAATGTTAAAGTAGGGTATATTTTAGACAAAGATGGATTATTAGGTGAAAAATGTTCTCCTACTGATTTTGGCAAAGAAGTTTTCAGTAAATTGATTAAAAATAATATTATATGGTATGAGGTGGAGTAAATGAATAAAGAAGAAGTTATATACAGTTTTAGTCGCTTAAAATTATTTAACGATTGTCGCCATGCTTATTGGTTATCTTATGAAATGAAATCAGAAAAACGTGTGAATGTTTACAGCGAGATTGGTACGGAAATTCATGAGATTTTAGAAAATATTCAAAGCGGTAAGGATATTGATGTTGAAAAGCGTGTTGAAATGTTTGAAGATAAAGTGGATGAATGTGAGATTTTCGGTATTGAATTTGTGAATGATAACATTAAGAATAAATATATCGAGAATATCAATCATTGCTTACGAAACTTTAAACCATTACAAGGTGTTAAGTTTGAAGTTGAAAAGGAGATTTCACTTGAATTAGAAGGTCATAAGCTGACAGGATTTATTGATTTAATTATTCATAATGAAGATGGAACTGTTTCTATTATTGACTTTAAAACATCAAGCAAATATGCTAAGAAAGATTTAGAAAAGAACGCTAATCAGTTAATCTTATATGGTTTAGCACTAGAAGAATTAGGGTATGTAGTACGAGATATTAAATGGATGATGTTGAAGTATTGCATGGTTCAAGGTAAACGTACTAAGAAGATGATTGAGCGTAGAGAATTGGAAGAGAGTCAAGAATTCGAGGACGCATTTGTTGAATATCCATATAATGAAGTCACTAAGATGTATTGTAAATCTTGGGTTCTCGAAACGATTAAAGAGATTGAATCGCTGACTCAATATGATACATGGGAAGCTAAGGAAGTGAACAAGGGTACTAGCTTCTATTGTACAAATATTTGTTCTGTATGTAATAAGTGTCAAGCATTAAAGGAATATCAAATGAAATATAAAGGATGATGTGATATGTTATTAGAAATTAAAGATATTCGTAGAGTTTTAAGTTTAATTAATGGAGAGATGTTGGTATTAGAAGGATTAGGGTTGAGAGAGTCAAGTCAATATGAAGATTTAGCTGATTTAAGAGCTAAATTAGTTCAAGTATTGATTGATAGAAAAGGTGATGAAAAATGATATTATATAATATTTTATTGTTAGTTGCCATCTATTTCTTTATTGATAGCATTAGAGAAAAAATGTATTTATTCACATTTGCCTTCTCTTGGTTTATTATGGCTCTTTCTTATATAATTTATACAATATTATTTTAAAAAAGGTGGACATTTCCACCTTTTTATTATATAATATAATATGTAAAGGAGAGATGAAGAATGAAAAAATATGTAAATTATCATAGACATTCAAAGTATTCAAATATTGCTACTATTGATTGTACATTAACTGTTCACGATTATGTTAGACGTGCATTAGAATTAGGTCACACTTCAATATCTACCGTAGAGCATGGTTATCATGGTGGAATGACTTCAATCTTAGAAGCATATGAAGTATGTCAAAAGAATGGATTGAAGTTATTAGTCGGAGCAGAAGCATATTTTGTAGAGGATAGATTTGAAAAGGATAAAACAAATTATCATATTGTTATCATGGCTCTTAATCATAAAGGGTTAAAACAATTAAATTTAGCTTTATCAGAAGCTAATATGACAGGGTATTATTATAAAGCACGACTTGATTTTGATATTATTTCTAAATTAAACCCAAAAAACTTTATCGTAACAACAGCTTGTGTTGCTGGAGTTGGCATTAATGAAAATATTCTTATTAGATTACGTCATCATTTTGGTGAGAATTTCTTCTTAGAGGTTCAATCACATAATCATCATAAGCAAATTGAGCATAATGAATTGATGTTGAAGATGGCTAAAAAATATGGAATTAAATTAATTCATGGATGTGATACTCACTTTATTACAGAACAAGATAAAGAAAATCGTAGCATTCTGTTAAAAGGTAAGGGTATGAACTATGGTGATGAAGATTTATTCCAAATTGATTATCCAACGTATGATGAAATTGTAGAACGTTACAAAATTCAAGGTGTATTAAGTGATGAACAAGTAAAGGAAGCTATCGAGAATACATTAATTATCGAAGAAAAAACTGAACAATTTGTATTTGAAGATGACATTAAAATGCCTACATTGTTCCCAAATGATACACATGAACAAAAGGTTAAGAAGTTAAAGGATATTGTCAATGGAGAATTTAAAAAACAATACGGACATTTACCTAAAGAAGATAGAAAAAAATACTTTGACGCTTTAAGATTTGAGATGGACATTATCGAAGGAACACAGATGGAGGATTACTTCTTAGATAATTACTATATCATCAAACGTGCAAAAGAATTAGGTGGAATTTTAACTCAGACGGGACGTGGTTCTGGTGTGTCATTCTTAATCAATAAATTATTAGGATTTACAAATATTGATAGATTAGAAGAGAAGATTGAGTTATACCCAACACGTTTTATGAGTAAATCACGTATCTTAGAAACACGCTCACTTCCAGACCTTGACCACAATCTAGTAGACCAAACACCATTTGTTGAAGCTACAAGAGAGTATTTAGGTGAGCATGGATGTTATGTTATGATTTCATTTGGAGAACAAAAGGAAAAAGCACGTATTAAAAACGTATGTCGTGCTATGGATATTAGTCCTACTGAATCAAATGAGATTACAAAGGATATTGATGGAGCTAGAAAACAAAGTAAATATGAAGAATTATTTAAAAAAGTAGACGCTATTGGTGATGTGATTGAGAGTGCTTCACCTAATCCATGTGGATTTTTATTGTTAAGTGTTGATATTCGAGAAGAAATTGGAATCATTAAAGTTGGTGACGCTTATTGTGCAATGATTGATAAGAATACAGCGGATAAGTGGAAGTATTTAAAAAATGATTAATAAAATAGTCGTGCGATATAGAAATATAGCGTATTATTACACCTTAAATTGCTAGAAGTTCCTAAAGCCTATTTCACTACAACGTGATTGGAAACAATGAGCGTGAATGTTGCGAAAGCAGAAAAAAGAAATAGGATGGCATAAGGTTAAATCCTAAGTGTTTGTGCAATGGATAATTAGCATGGAAATATAAATAACACAATGTGTTATTTGTAGACCTTCAACGACTATAATAGGTGATACTGACCACGTAAAGGTGAAGTATAAGGAATAGTCTACTCCCACTGTTAAATCAGTGTTAAAGTATCTCGAAAGAGAGGGTATAAAGGTATTTAATGGTTTCTGTATGGTTATTAATTTCAGAAGTATACAAAGAGTTAGGTAAACCTATTGACTCAATTAAAGACTTAAAAGAGATGACGATGAATGACAAAAAGGTTTGGGGATTATATGAAGATGGAATCACAGCTACATTAAACCAAACATCAACACAATCATCTAAATCACAAGTAATGCAATATAAACCACAGAATGTAGAGGAATTATCCCACTTTGTAGCTGGTATTCGTCCTTCATTTGAGAGTATGAAGTCATACTTATTAAACCGTCAAGACTTTAGTTATGGTATTCCAGAATTTGATAAATTACTTGAAACGTCAATGAACTTTGTCTTATATCAAGAAAATATCATGTCTGCTCTTGTATATGCTGGTATTCCAGAAGATGAAACGTATGGTATTATTAAAGCTGTTTCTAAAAAGAAAAAAGATGTAATCATGCAAACAAGAAGTCAGTTTGTTGAAGGATTTACAGCTAAAACAGGCTCAGAAGAAAACGCTGAAAAGGTATGGAAAATCATTGAGGACGCTAGTGCATATGGATTTAACTCTAGTCATAGTTTATCAGTAGCATATGATAGTCTATACGGTGCGTATCTGAAAGCTAATTATCCTGTTCAATACTATTCAGTTGCGTTAAATATCAATGAAGGTGATGAAAAAATTACACATGATTTAATTAGTGAGTTACCTTATTTTGGTATTGAATTATCTGATATTAAATTTGGATATTCTCAATCAAAATATTCATATGATTTAGAAAATAAAGTAATCTATAAAGGATTAAAAAGTATTAAGTTTATGAATGAAACGGTTGCGAATGAGTTATATAAATTAGCAAATTATGAGCAACATAAGACATTAGAGAAAAATGGTGAAAGATTTGTCGATTTATTAGTTGATATTGCCGAAACAACATCTGTAAATTCACGTCAAATGAAGATTTTAATTCAACTAGGATTCTTTAGTGATTATGGTAAAGGTAAATATTTAATGAATATCTATGACTTATTCAGCAAAAAATATAAAAAGACATTAAAGCTAGAAACAAAATCAAAACGTATTGATATTATCAAGGAAGAAATGTTAAAATTAGATGATAAAGAATTCACAATTAAAGAAATTGTAGAAGCTCAAAATGAATTCTTAGGTTATATTAGTTACAAAAATGAAAACATCAAACCATCCGTAGGAGTTGTAACAGGAATTGATGGTAATTATGCAACTAAATGGATTAACATTTACTATCTACGAACAGGTAAAAATGTGATATATAAAATCAGTGGGAATATTCTACAGGAATTAGAAATAACTACTAATGATATTATCAATGTTAAAGAAACCGAATTAAGACCAAAAACGTTTAAAACAGCGAATGGTTGGGAAAAAGATTATAATTCTATGCAAGAATTTATAACTAAAATTTCAAAAATTAAATAGAAAAATGGTTGACTTCAACCATTTTCTATTATATAATATCATATGTAAAGGAGATGATAAGTATGGAAAACAAAAAACCAAAATTAATTATCGTAGAAGGTGCGATTGGGAGTGGTAAAAGCTCATTAGCACATAATTTACGTGAAAATATGAAAAATACAACAATGCTTAGTCTTTCATCTATTGGAAATGATGATAAAAATAATTCATATATGTATCATGCAAGTATGTTGAATATGATTATGGATTCAAGAACGTTTAATTCAAACTTCATTCTATGTCGTTCATTTATCAGCAATGAGGTCTATAATCGTCTAGGTAAAAAAGATTATGATAATTCTGAAAACTTCCAATTATTAGCATATAAATTAGAAGTGTTACAATATTATTATGATGTTAAGGTGATTATTTTAACTTCAAATCCAAATGAATATGAAAGACGTTTAGGTAAACGTGATAAGTTTGAATATGTAAAACATACTGTAGATGAAGCATTAAAACAACAACGAATATATATGTTGTTATCAGATGAATTGAGAGAAAAACATATTCCTGTGGAAGTAATTAACAATAGTGGTATTAGCAAAAAGCAATTATGTGATTATGTTGTTAATAATTTATAATATAATAGAATATATTTTCTATTATATTATATAATATATAATATACGATAATAGTAAGAAAGGAAATGATACAATGCAAACGATTAAAATTGTAAAAAAAGATAACACAATCGAAGAATTTAAAAAAGACAAACTATTTAATGCTGTTAAGAAAAGCTCTGAACGAGTTTTAGTTGAATTTACAGAAGAACAGTTAAAAGAATTAGAAAATGGTGTAAAGGTAGTAATCGAAGAACGTTTTAATGGAATGATTCATGTTAAAGACTTACATAATGTGGTCGAAATTGTATTAGCAACTATTGATAAAACTGTAGCTGACTCATATCGTAACTATCGTAACTACAAAACAGATTTCGTATCAATCTTAGATAATGTATATCAAAAAGCACAATCAGTATTATATATTGGAGATAAAGAAAATAGTAATGCTGATAGTTCATTAGTATCAACAAAACGTAGTTTAATTACAGGTGTGTTAATGAAGGAATTATATCAAAAAACATTCTTAACAGACCGAGAAGTACGTGCTTGTAAAGACGGATTCATTTATGTACATGATATGCGTGACCGTTTATTAGCTATGAACTGTTGTTTAGCTGACGTTTCAAACATCATGAAAGGTGGATTTGAAATGGGTAACGTGTGGTATAATGAGCCAAAATCATTAGATACAGCTTGTGACGTATTAGGTGATATTATCATGTCAATGGCTTCACAGGAGTACGGTAGAAGATAATTGCCGTAGTAAAACTCTCTTAACCGTACCAACGGGTGTGCTACTTTTATTGTAGTGCTAACGGTGAAGCCTAAGTCCCTAGAGGATATGGTAATACCGTGCTAGGCTCAATAAGAAGTGGATTTTCATTCTTCGATTTTGAGTCGAGTGTAGAGGACAGCGAAAGGGTAGATAACAATTAAAGCTAGTTGTTATTGAGTAACCGAGTAGGGTAGGAAGTGAGATAGGTACACTTCCGAAACAGAGAGAGGGTTTAGCAAACCCTAAGATATGTTGCAAATGAGTAATCAGAATGGAAACGTTCATCTCATTTGGGTTACACTGTAGCGGAGATTGATAGAGTATTAGCTCCATATTGTGAGAAATCATATAAAAAATATCGTGAAGAATACATTGAAATGTTACTTGAAAATGGTATTGAAATTGTATCAGAAGAACGAGTACATGAATATGCAATGAAAAAAGTACGCAGAGAATTAGAACAAGGTATTCAAGGTTTAGAAATTAAATTAAATACTGTAGCTTCTAGTCGGGGAGATTATATTTTTACTACATTCTCATTCGGTGTTGGTGAGTCTGAATTTGAACGAATGGTATCTGAAACAATTTTAAAAGTAAGACGTGAAGGACAAGGTAAAGAAGGATTTAAACGTCAAATGTTATTTCCAAAGCTCTGCTTCCTTTATGATGAAGCTGTTCACGGTGAAGGTAAAAAGATGGAATATTTATTTGATTTAGCAATTGAATGTAGTTCTAAAAGTATGTACCCTGATTACCTCAGTTTAAGTGGTGATGGATATGTACCAGAAATGTACCAAAAATATGGTCGAATTATTAGTCCTATGGGTGAATAGATTGCTCATGTAAAACGTGGTGAACCTAGAAAACTAGGGTGTCTATTAAACGTTTGAGTAGCACTAGGAAATGAGTGTTAATTAATAGGCTAACAGGGAATGTCCTTATTGGAAGAATCCTGTGTCAAGCCAACCCGTCCTAAAAGGAGGATGGATAATGATAATCACAAATAGAAATAAGAAAACAAACCCTCTATACAAAAAAGTATATAGTGTATGGTACAATATGATGTATAGATGCTACAACAAAAAATGTAAAGACTATAAATATTATGGACAAGTTGGTGTTGTGGTTGAAGAAAGGTGGCATACATTTAATAATTTTGTGGAAGACGTGGACAAAATAACTGGTTTTGATTTGAATTTATTTTTATTGGGTAAATTAGAACTTGATAAGGATACGCTGAAAGAAAACAACAATGTATATTGTTTAGAATTTTGTAGTTTTGTTGAACATTCTAAAAATAACAAGTACAAACCAAATCAACAAAAAACAGTTATTGCAATATCACCAGATAATATACAGTATGAATTTGTAAACCAAAGTGAGTTTGCTCGTCTACATGGTCTTAGACAATCGACAATAAGTGATTGTTTAAGTGGTAAAGTAAAAAGGCATAAGGGTTGGAAGTTTTACTATAAAAGTGATGGGTTGGAAGATTCAGAGGCTATCGAAAGTGTAGATAATGAGAAAGACATTATTGAGTAAACGAGTAGAGTACATCTTACGTGAAATTCGTAGGATGGAAGTGCCACGCAACTATACTATGGTAATAGTAGTACAGTTGAAGATATAGTCCGTAGAGGTTGATTACCTCTAGTGTCGTGCGTTCCTTTCTCCATATTATGAACGTGGTGGAATGACACCAATGGATGAAGATGATAAACCTATCTTTGTTTCTCGATTTAATATTGGTGCTATTACATTAAACTTATGTATGATTTATCAAGAGTCTAAAGTAACAGGTGAAGATTTCTATGGATTATTAGATTATTATTTAGAAATGATTCGTGGAATTCATATCCGTACATATCAACATATTGCAAACTTAAAAGCTAGTACAAATCCATTAGGATTTACACAAGGCGGTTTCTTAAATGGTAATTTAAATTATGACGATAAAATTGGTTTAGATATGTTAAAACCTATGACAGCAAGTTTTGGATATACAGCGTTAAATGAATTATGCTTATTGCACAATGGAAAATCATTACGTGAAGATAATTCATTTGCTATGGAAGTATTAACTTATGTTGATAAAAAAATTAAAGAGTTTAAAGCAGAAGATGGTTGGTTATATGCTTTATACGGTTAAAGAGTAGCCGTAGTAAAACCCCTAAACCGTGCTAACGGGTGTGCGATTTAATATCGTGCTAACGGTCAACTAAGTCGAAAGGCTAAAGTGGTAAGAGAGCCTAAGTCCCTAGAGGATATGGTAATACCGTGCCATCATGAAAATGGTAATATGGTGGTTTAGAGGACAACGAAAGGGTAGGTAATGATTAATGCTTTTCATTACTGAGTAACCGAGTAGAGTAGACCATGAGATAAGCACATGGTTGAAACTGGGGGAGGATTTAGCAAATCCTAAGATATGTTGCAACGTCTTTAATAGATAGAAATATCACTAGACGCTGACTCCTGCCGAAAGTTTAGTAGGATTACAAGTAGAGCAATTCAAAAACCGATTTGGATTAATTGAAGGAATTTTTGATAAGAAATATGTATCCAATAGCTTCCATCTTCATGTATCAGAAGACGTTACACCTTTTGAAAAACAAGATGGTGAATATGATTTATTCCATGTATCAACAGGTGGACGTATTACTTATACCAAATATCCTATCAACTACAACTTAAAAGCTATTAAAGATATTTTAAGACGTGGTATGGAATATGGATATTATCAAGGTGTAAACCTAGCATTATCATATTGTGATGATTGTGGTCATCAAGAGTTAGATATGCACGTATGCCCTAAATGTGGTTCTGATAATCTAACTAAAATTGACCGCATGAATGGATATTTAAGTTATTCTAAAGTTAAAGGCGATTCACGTTTAAATGACGCTAAAATGGACGAAATTGCAGACCGTAAATCAATGTAAGGGGAAATGAAAAATGCGAGTAATGAATATTGACAAATGCAACCTTCTCAATGGGGAGGGTTGCAGAATTATCTTATGGGTTTCTCATTGTGAACATAATTGTCCTTTCTGCCATAATGGTTATTCTTGGAATGAGAATTTAGGAGAATTATTTAATGAAAATCACATGAAAGAAATCTACGAAGAATTAAGTAAACCATATATTTCTGGAATTACATTCAGTGGTGGTGACCCTCTAAGTTACAAAAATTATAAAGATATTATTGAGTTATCTAAACAATTACGAAAAGATTTTCCGAATAAGACACAATGGTTATGGACAGGATACACATATGAAGAATTAATGGAAATGCCACAGAAAGAAATTCTTGAAACTATTGATGTTCTATGTGACGGAAAATTCAAAATTGATTTATTATCACCAGAAAAACATTGGGTAGGAAGCTCAAATCAGCGTGTTATATCAGTACAAGAAACATTAGAAAAAAATGAAATTGTTTTATATGAAGATTAGAATTTAATTCTAATCTTTTTTTATAAAAAAAGTTGATTTTATGTGTTCCATATGATATTATATAAGAGTGGTAAAATAAACAATTAGGAGGATATGAGTATGAAACGATATTTATTTGAAACTATTACGATAACTATTGATGTGTTAAGAGAACATTTTGAGGAATGCGAATAAAATTGACCTTTTATTCATGAAAATAGGAGGGAAAATAATGTTTTCGGTGATTCTTTGCACAATTTATTGGTTTTTAGCTACTATTCTCAATTTAATAGCTACTAGATTTTGGTTTAAATCAAATAGAACTAATGGTATATTAAGTGCAATATTAACAGTTATGTCATTTGTAGTATTTCTACTATATTTATTTCTTGCATTTTAAAAAAGAATAGTAACCTATCTATAGGTTACTTCTTTTTTAAACAAAAATAATTTAGAATATATATTATATTAAACAATATAATAATAACGTAAAGGAGAGATTAATATGAACAAAAGAATGTTTTTAGAATTATCGAAAGCTGTAGATGAAAAAGTTACAGTGGTAATTGAGAAATTTAATATAGCCATTGAAGAATTTGAAAACAACGGTCAAACAATAACATATGCACGTTTGAGAGAGGAAGCAAGAAAAGAATTGCTTTCAAGTCTAATTGGAAATCAAAGAATGTTAGACGCTTTAAAAGAAGATTACGATAATTTACTTAACAGTGTGACAATCTTCACTATGTTTAAAACAGTTCGTATGTTGAAATGGATTACCAAAACATATAATTATCACCTTGCTTCTAATGAGGTATTATTAGAAATGTCAATAGAAAATAATATGATTGATGAAGATGAAATTAAAGTTAGTGCAAATGGCTATGAATTCAATGAGTAATAAAAAATATTAAATATTTTAAAAAATGCTTGTCAAAAATAAAAATATATTATATAATATAAATATAGCAATGAGTGATGATAGACAAAATTCTTCGAATATCGACAATTACTCATTGCTGTAATTAATGCCTCTTATTAGTTCTAAGGTATTAACAAATTAATTATATAATATAATATAGGGGGATTTCAAATGTTTAAAAATATGATTGATGAAATGGTAGTTGTTTACGCTAAGGAAGGTAACGAGGAAGCTAAGAACGAATTGATTAGACGCTACACTCCAATGATTCATAGGTTTATTAACAAATATCATAATGATTCGACAATGAGTAATGACTTGATTGAAGATTTATATAGTGAAGGTGTATTTGCTATTCTAACATCTATTAACAACTATAATCAAGACAAATCGAAGTTTACAACTCACGTATTTTACCATATTCGTCAAGCTGTTCAAGTTGGATTACGTCAAACAATGAAATCAATTAGAAACGGTGAGGGAAGTTTTGATTCTGAAATGAATGATGGTTCTGATGATAACACGACAACGCTATACGATATTATTAGTGATAATCGTATTAATATCGAGGGAGATTACATTGAAGATGAAAAAAGACGATTAATGTGGTCAGTCGCAAAAGAAGTTTGTACAGATAAAGAGTATCAGACATTCTGTTTATTGGCAACGGATGGATTGAGCTATGAAGAAATCGCTGAAAAATTAGATAGTACAGTGTCGGCTGTTTGTAGACGTAGACAACGTGCTATGGAAAAGATTCAAAAGAAAATTAGTAGTCTACAATAAAATGAGAGAGTGGATGATAATATGTCTAAGTTATGGAAAAGTGATAAAAGACCAAGTAATAATACCGTTATGTTAGAATTGCAAAGATTAGAACGTATTACAGTTGCTTTAAGCATTGCTATCGCAGAGAAACGACAGAAACATATTATGAATGATTTGGTTGAGTTAAATAATTCAATTACAGAACTAAGACGATTGTTACTTGAATTAGAATATTGATGTGGAGAGTGATTAAGTATGAGATTAGAAAATAAGATTAATGATTGGGTTGTATATTTTATTGACGAGTGGGAGGATGGAGATAATAATGTATACAAAATTCCATTAGATGAAGATGATTTGGATGAATTTGACTCTATTGATGAACATAAATTACATGAATTAATTGATTGCTTATGGATAAAAGATACATGGTTATATATTGAATTAAGTCCATTTTATCTCAAAGAACAATATGATGAAAAAATGAAACAATGGAGTAATGAAAAACGAGAAGAGTTTGATAATTATTGGAACGACAGATTATAAGAAGTAGGGAGAGATAGTGATGACTAAAATTTTAGTATTAGACCAAGCAACAAGCACAGGTGTATCAGTTTTTGAAACAAACGAAGAAGGATTTGAGTTATTATGGCATTGTTGCATAAAGGTTAAAGGTAATACTATGGTAGAGAAAATGTTTTCTTTATGTGACCATGTTGAAGAAATCATCAAAGAAGAAAAGATTGACTTAATTATTTTAGAGGACGTTCAGAAGCAAGTCAATCAAAAGACTTTTGGGGATTTGAATAAGTTAATGGGAGGATTGTTAGAAGTCGCTCATAAACATTGCGTATTTTATGAAGTAGTTCATAGTAGTACATGGAGAAAAGGATTAGGAATTAAAGGTAAAAAACGTGAAGAATTAAAAGGTGCTTCAAAACAATATGTGCTAGATAGATATGGGATTGATGTAAGTGATGATGTTGCTGATTCAATTTGTATTGGAACATATTATTTATTAAATAACTAGGGAGAAAGAGTAATGAAAAAGTATCGTAAAAAACAAATGGTAGTAGAAGCAATTCAATGGAATGGAGTAAATCGTGGAGAGATTGAAAGTTTTTGTGGATATGAGAATGTGGAGTTTAAAGTTGAAATTCTAAGTGGTTCTACATTAGGATTGCAATTAATTATTAAAACGTTAGAGGGAGATATGGTCGCTAATCGTGGCGACTATATTATTAAGGGCATTTGTGGCGAATTTTATTCATGTAAAGAAGAAATTTTTGAAAAAACTTATGAATTACTACCAAAAGAGGAATAATTTCCTCTTTTATTTCATATTATAGAATATAAAGGAGAGATGTAATATGAAAAAAATATTATTAGGTGGAATTGTTTTGGTATTAGCTGTTGGATTTAAAATAAATACAAATAGAACTGTAAATACAGAACCTATTGTGAATGATAATATTAAGCTAGATAATGCCATTGAAGAAATCAGAGCTATAGGACAATTAGTATTGACAGAAACAACAGGAACGGCTTCTATTGAATATGATAGTTGTAAAGGTAGATGGAATTGTTGGCTCACAAACACTGAAACAGTTGTATCATTAGATTATAAAGTTCTAATTGGTATTGATTTGAAAGATGTAGTATTTGTTGATGGCGGTACTGAAATTATTATAATTACACCAAAAGAATTCGAAGTTTTATCTATCGAAACTGATAATAAAAAGATTGAGTCAGATTATTCATTCTTATCTAAAATACAATCAGATGAAGTGAAAATACAACTTGAAGAAAAGATTATTAAAGATATTAAGAAGGATATTATAACAGAAGAAATTAAGATAGAAGCGACTAAATCATTTGAAGATAGTTTGAGAAAATTAGCAAATAGTCTAAAAGTTAATGTCAGATTTTACTAAAGATAGAATGTTTTCTATCTTTTTTTATATAATATAGATATAAGGAGATGATATTAAATGAAAAAAGAAAGCAAACAAGGGTTACGATTCGGTGTATTAGAAGTATTAGCTATTGTATTTGTCGTACTTAAATTAACAGGTGTTGTTACATGGTCATGGTGGATTGTATTAGCTCCTGTATCAATCCCTTTAGCGATTTTATTAGTATGTTTCATGGGAATTGGATTGATTACCTACGTAGAAAATATTAAGAAATGATAGTTGTAAAACTATCTTTTTTAATAAAAACCCTAGATTATATTATATAATATGTGATATAATAAGTATTGTAAAGGAGATGAAGTGAATGAAGAATAGATTTATTGATTATGTAACAGTTGTCACAGTGTTGTTATTTGTTATTGTATTTTGGAAATTTGCGGTATTTACGCTAGGTTCTTTTATGTTATGTATGGCTATATTTGTGTTAGTTGGAGAGTTATTTAATTAGGGAGGTAGTATGTATGTTTACTATTAGTGCTACAGCACTCATTGGATGTTTATTTGGCATAACATTACTTATTATCGGATTATTTGCATTTATTTCAGCAATGATAGAGATTATTAAGTATGGTGCTGATATATCAGATTTCATTTTATTATTTATTGGAGCAATGTTTATTTCTTTAGGTTTATTAATTGTTTTATGTTCTACAGGTATTTTAATCTTAGCATAAAAGGAGAATGATGAAGATGTGTGAAATTCCAAATGAAAAACAAAGACAATATACAGAAGAAATTTATGGTATTATGTATGATGTTGATACTATGAATAAGGAACAATTTGAAAAGATTAAAACATTAATTATCACAGCTTATGAAGATGGTTATTTACAAGGGTCAAAGGATACTGATAGAGTTTATGACATTCTATTTAATGACGATTTTGATTTTTAAAAAAAGTAAAAAAATAGTTGACTTTGGAATTATATATGATATAATATAAATATAAGCGATAGAGATATGATATAAAATAAAAAATATTTTAAAACATATTGACTTATATCGTTTATATGATATAATATAAAAGTAATCAAGAATAAGGGAGAGATTCACATGGCAAAATTAACTAAAAACACTAAAACAACTACAACTTTAACTGAAAAGGGTATGTTAAATGAAGTCGGAGAAATCGTAACAGATGTTGAAAAATCAGATTTATTAGTTTTATTAAATATGTTCAACTCAAATGAAATTGATTTCACAATTAAATCACAATCTGTATCAATGAAAATCAAAGGTATTTATGATGGTGGGAATATTGTAACAGAAGAAGCTGTATATGACTTATTAGAGGTAATCAAACCATTAACATATAGTGAAGTAAAAATTAGTGCAAAATTAGTTGAAGAAGATGATTGCACAGAAGAATAAGATATGATATAATATAAATATTGAATTAATTATTTCATGTCATGCGGAAGAATTTCTTCCGTATACATGAGCTAATTAGCTCTAAATATAATGTTATATAAAAGGAGAATGATTTATATGAAAAAAATGAATAATTTATTAGGTATAATGTTAGTTTGTAGTGCTTGTCTATTTGGATGTCAAAGTGGTGATATTAACAGCACAGAAACGAATGAAGAATATTCTTATGATGTAGATGAAGTTGCAAAGGAGTGGTTATCTTCAATGTCAGATATTATTGGTGATGAAGAATTTCCTGTAGATATTACATATGAAGTGGGAGAGAATGTAGTAATTTATACATTGGATTCGCCAAAAGCGGTAGAATTTGCACATTACGTATGGAATTTCGGAACAAGTGATTATTATGATACTTGGAATGTAGGTGTAGAAAATTTAATGTCGTGGACAGTAGGTATTGAACATGATTTATATGTAAAACATTTGGATTATGGTGTTGGAATTATCTTAGGAGATGTAGAACAAGATGAAATTGTTTTAACTATCTTAGGTGATGAAGTTATTTATGATTATCCTAATGGTATAGATGTTCAATAAGTGTTTGATGTCATGGGTTAGAAACTCTAACCTATACATGAGCCACTTATGGTTCTAGTCTTTACAAGGGAGAGATATGTATGATGTTTATATCTATTGTATTTGGTACTGTAATCGTTGTTTCAACAATGTATTTCGGTGTCGTTGGAGGTATTGCTTTGGCATTAGATTTGATTAGGTCAAAGGAAATTAGATTAGGTAAATACTTAGGTATTTATTTGTTATGTGCTTCATTTACAATACTTACTGTTTTAGTACAGTGGAGCGAATTAGTTACAGCTTATTATGGAGGGTAAAATTCAGAAGTGGATATAATAAAGTCAACATTTTGTAAAGTATTAGGAGGAAGAATATGAAATACATGGGAAGTAAATCACGAATTAAAAAATACGTTGTGCCGTATTTACAAGAATTAATTGATGTACATGGAATTGATACATACATAGAACCATTCGTAGGAGGTGCTAATGTCATTGATGATATTAGTTGTTCTAATCGAATTGGTGGAGATTTACATGATAAACTAATTGCTTTACTTGAACACGTTCAAAATAATGGAGAATTGCCATTAGAAGTGTCGAAAGATTTATATGATGATGTTCGCTCGAACAAAGATAATGGTAAGTATGAAGATTGGTATGTTGGAGCTGTTGGTTTTTTAGCAAGTTATAATGGTCGTTATTTTGATGGTGGTTATGCTAAAACCATTGTAGCTAAAAATGGAGCTGTGCGTAATTATTATAATGAAGCTAAGCGGAATTTAGAAAAACAAGCACCGAAATTAAAAGATGTTAGTTTTATAAATTGTGATTATAAGTCATTTTCTGATGTTAAAGGAGCATTGATTTATTGTGATATTCCTTATAAAGACACAAAGCAATATTCTATCAGTAAAAACTTTAATCATAATGAGTTTTGGGATTGGGTTCGTGATATGAGTCAACATAATATCGTTGTAGTTTCTGAACTCCAAGCACCAAGCGATTTTGAGTGTGTATGGGAACAACCTGTAACACGTACACAAGATAATAGGAAGCGTGAAATTGCTATTGAGAAGATGTTTGTGATTAGACGACAAAAAGGAGAGAAATAGATATGACATATATGGAAATGATTGAGATGGTTTTACGCTCACAGGATATTTCAGATGATGATAAATCGAAATTTATTGCTTCGATTATCAATGAAGAGAAAGCAAAATCTTATAATGAAGGTTTTAAAAATGGTTGTCAGCGTGGGAGGGAAGCTGTTAAGCATTATAGATGTGAATAAAAGATGAATTTTACAGACTATATAGGAGGAAGAGTGTATATGACAGAAAACATTAAATTATATCATGGTGATTGTTTAGAAGTGATGAAAGAAATTGAAGATAAAAGTGTGGACATGATTTTATGCGATTTGCCGTATGGAACAACTGCTTGTAAGTGGGATAGTGTTATTCCATTTGAGCTACTTTGGGAGCAATATGGACGTATTATTAAGGACAATGGTGCAATCGTACTGTTTGGAATACAGCCTTTTACAACGATTATGATTAATAGTAATATCAACAACTTTAAACATCAGTGGATTTGGGATAAGAAAAACGGGAGTAATTTTATGCAATTGAAACGACACCCAAACAAAGTGCATGAGGATATTGTCGTATTTGGCAATAATGGTAAAACGGTTAATTATTACCCTCAAATGACTAAGGGTAAAATGAGAACAAAAGGGAATGAGAAATCGTATAGCGAAGATGGAGTTTATCATGGATATACAACAATAAAAACAAAGAACGATTTATATTATCCAAAGTCGATAATCGAGTTTAGCAACGCAGGAAGAACTGGTAAAGCTAAAAAAGTGCATCCAACACAAAAACCTGTTGACTTATTAGAATATCTAATCAAAACATATAGCAAAGAAGGTGAAGTGGTTTTAGACAACTGTATGGGAAGTGGCTCAACAGGAGTAGCTTGTATAAACACAAACCGTAAATTTATTGGTATTGAGTTAGATGAAACTTACTTCAATATTGCTAAAGAGCGTATTGAGAATACATACAATCAAGAGCAAGAACAATAAAATCAATATTTTATTCATGAAAAGTGCAATATTTATCAAGTTAAGGAGAGATAAAGTGAATAGATTACCAAAAGAATTAGTTAATAAAGTGACAGAATTAACAAAGGCATTGAATGAAGCCTATGATACCCTTATGGATATTTCTACACAATTAAATAATTATTGTGATAACAATAATCTTGCAGAAGATGATGTTAATGAGGAAGATATTAAGGTTATTGAACTATTAGAGGATACGCTTTGGAAATTCAACTTTTAGAAATAATATAAAATAATACAAAATAATACTTGCTTTGCAAGTATTTATGTTATATAATATAAGAGAAGTAAAGAGATATGGGGGAGAGTCGAAAAATGAATATTTATAAAATTGAGCAATTCAAAAAACGTGAAATTAAGGCGAAAGAAATCTTTGAAATTAAACCTATTTCGAAGAAAGAAGCAAAAGGAATTGTCAAGAAATATCACTACTTAGAGAAAAAAGAGTTTATGTACACTGTAACCTATGGTTTATTTGAAAAGGAGAGCAATGAATTATTAGGATGTGCTGTATTTGGAACAGTAGGTGGTATTTCCACACTAAAAGGTTGGTTCGGTGAAAGTAATAAAAATTCAGATAATTATTTAGAATTAACACGATTAGTAATGAACCCTGTTTTAAATGGAACTAATGCTACAAGTTACTTATTAGGTAATTCAATCAAAGATATTAAAAAGACGATGAAGAATATTAGAGCTATTATTAGTTTAGCTGAAAGTACACGTCATGTTGGTTCTATTTATCAAGTATGTAATTTTAAATATTTCGGTTTAAGTGATAAGAAAACTGATTTCTATGGAGCAGATGGAAGTAAAAATAAACGTGGTTCAACTAAAGATGTTCAAGGTGTATGGATTCCTAGACCTCAAAAACATAGATATTGCTATATCTTAGATGAAACATTAGAGGTTAAATATGCACAGGAGTCAAACCCTAAAAAGGACGATAAGTTACATATTACTTGCTGTCAAGGAACTAATATGGTATATGATAAGCGATTTGAAAAATACTATACTTGTCCTATTTGTACAGGTAAGTTAGAAGAAGTGCAAGTGGTAGAGGTAAATGTAGTATAATGATAAATAAATTTGATTTATTCGTTAATCAATAGTTGAAATAATGTTATTTATATTATATAATATATTCATAATCAAGTTAAAGGAGATTGATAATATGAAAATTTTATGGAGCGATACCTTAAATGATTACCTTTATGGTAAGGTAATGAAGCAAGTTCAGATTAAACAATATAGAGATAAAGGTGGAGGTGTTTACATCATCTCCAAACCATTAATCAATGATGAACCATCAAAATCATCAAGAGAATGTGATGACTATATTGAATGGGATGATTACCTAGAATGCTATATTGGTTATGGAAAATGTGCAGGATGTGCAACTCAAATCTCACAGGATTTGTGGATGATTCATGCACCAAATAATACTGAAAAGAATACTAATACATTTAAAGAATGGTTATTAGAAGAATTGGTTGATAGTCATTTTGATGTATGTGCTGTAAATACTGAATGGTATGATTGGGGAAGAAAAATCAGAATAACTGTAAGTATGAATGATTTAACTACAATGCACAATGACATTAAAGAGATTGTGGAAAACTGTGTTGAACAATATTACGGTGATACAGTAAAAGAATATTCATTATTCTTAGAACTATAGGAGGTATACAATATGAGTTATTTTAAAAGCGGACGTAAGTGTAATGAGAAAGAATTTGATTCAGCATTAGCGAAATTAAATAGAATTCAATCTTTGAAAAATATTTTGGACGTAGAGCGAGATAAGACATTCAATGAACTCAAACTGTTATTAGGTCAATATGATGGTGTTCGAATTATGTTAGATTCAGAGGTTGAATTAGTAATCTGTGTAAATAATAAGTGGTATATTAATGATAAGCTGTACGGAGTCGAAAACGAAGAATTATTTGAAAAATATATGAATTTCATTTTAAACAACTTATAAAAAATAAGTTGTTTTCTATGAAAAATTATTGACATATATGTTTTTATATTATATAATATAAGTGTTGGGAAAATAAAAAAAGGAGATGGAATATATATTGATAAGTGTTTGTTTAGGAGGATTCGTTAGTAGTATCGTATATGGTTTAAAATTTGTATATGATTTTAATTGTAATAATGAGAATGAAATGATAAATAGAAAGTTTTTCATTGCTATGTTATTTGGTGGTATCTGTGGTGCTGTGATGTTTACAGGGTTCACATTAGTGTCATTAATGATATTTCCATTATCAATGATTATTTGGTTTGTAATTTCATTGTTAATATTTTTGATTTTTTAAGAATTAGGAGAGATTAGGAAATGATTGAATTAATATTGATGTTATGCTTTATATTATTATTCATAACAGCAACAACTGTGCTTGGGTTTATATCTGCTTTATTCGTAGCACTTACAAGTTCAGTAATTGATTATTTTTCAAAAAAATAAAATTAATTAGAATATATTGTATATTATATTATATAATATAATTATATTGTAAGTTAATTTAATAACATAGGAGAGTTGGTGGTTGATATGTTTACACCATACGATAAGATAGTTCGTGATAAGATACCACGACTAATCGAATCACAAGGAAGAAAAGTTAAATATAGTATTGTTTCTGATGAAGAAGCATATGGATATTTAATTGAAGAATTATTTACGAAATCAACTAAGTTTGCTGATACTGAAAAGATAGATGATTTAGTTGATATTGTAGAAGTTGTATTTGCACTAGCAGAATTAAGAGGTGTTACAGATAAGAGTTTATTGTCTGAAATATATAATAAACGAATCGCCAAAGGTGGTTTCGAGAAAAATATCATATTAGAAGGAGTAGATAATAATGAATAATTTAACTATGAAAGATGTAATTAAAGGAATTGTATATACACCAACAGTAAGTCATGCTGAAAAGGTAGAACTTATCATGGAAATTATGGAAGTTATTTATGAGGACGGATACACACAAGGTAAAGAAGATTTAAGAGATTTATTATTTGAAGTATTAGGTGAAGAATGTGAGTAAAAGAAATGGTGATACAGAATCAGACAAATGGTTCTGTGTCAAAGTTAAAAAATATAAAAAAGGATTTGTTAAAAAGATTATTAGCAAAGACTTATTCAAGAAAGAAAGTGACGCTGAACGTTACTACAATGGCATTGAGCCAAAGAAAAATGAACGAGTTGAATTGTCTGTTTATGTAAACGGACGTGAAACATGGTTAAAGGAGAGGTGTGAGTAATATGGAATTTGTTCATGATGGATTAGAAAAAGTATCGTATAATGGAAATGTTTATGTGTTAGTAAGTAAAAAATATTATAGTGCATATGAAGATTGGTTATTAGAATTAAAACATATTGAAAGTGGATGTTGTATTAAACGTTGGTTAAAATGGGATGAATGTGAAATAATTACAAATGAACCAAAATTAGAAAGTATTAATATTGATTGGTTAAGTGACCAATTAGAATCATACGGTAATTCATCTGAAAGTTTACATAAAGAAAAAGAAGAAGGAGAAAATGAAATGAAAAAAGAAATGGGTATTCAAGAAATGTTTGAAAATATTACAGCAATTCGTGATGCATTAATGAATTTAAAAAACGGTGGGATTGAAATTTTCCTTGAAGAAGAAAGTATGTCATTCTGTAAAGATGAATTATGTGTTGATTTATACTATACTTGGTATGAAACTAAATAATGTACGGTGATTAATTTCACCGTATTACTTTAGGAGATGGATTATATGGCTAAGAAGTCTAGTAGTGATGAAGTATATCGTGGTGAACGTTGGAGAGTAATGTGGATTACAGAAGATGGTAAGATTGAGGAAAAGAAATATGATGATGAATTTGAAGCTAAACAACATTATTTCTCGATAAACAAACCTAATAAGCTAAGACAATTAAATCTCATTAAGGAATGTAAATATTATACTATATATTGGGAGTGGTTATGATGAATTGGTATAGTATTATAGTTGACGGTGGAACAAAATATATTGGCAAATTGGATACTGATGATGTAGTTAGTGAACAGATGAACAAGCTAATTAATTCTAAGAAAACATTTTACGTAAATTGTTTCAATGGAGAATTATGTATTGACAGCATGAAATTTGAAAAGGGAAAGCGAGTATATTAATTATTAGATAGAAAAGGAAGAGTGATGTATATGAAACCAATTACAAATATTAAAATTTATGATTTACCAGAAACTTTAGTGGCTAGTGGGTATGCTATGATTGAAGGTTATAGCGAGGAAGCTGTAAAAGGTGAGATTGCACAAATTCTACTAGACCATATGGAAGATAATTTAACTGAAAATCGTCACTATAAACGTGCTATGAAATTAACTAAAGCACCACTGAATAGCGGTCATGTGTCATGGGCGAAAGGTGTTGTTGTTAGTATGGATATTACATTTACAAATAAAGCATGGATTGAACTTCAACGCTATCATTTCATTGATATTATTACCTCAATGAGTACAATGCACCGTATTAGTAAGTTTGAATTAGAAGAAGCGTTTAATGAATATACAGACCCTATTATCATCTATCATTTAAAGTATTTACAAAAAGAGTACAATGAGAATCCTACGAAGGAAAATTACTTAAAATTATTATATTCAACACCGTCTGGTTTACAGATGACAGGACGTGTCACTACTAACTATCTACAGTTAATGAACATTTACCAACAGCGTAGAACACACCGCCTTCCAGAATGGCGATATTTCTGTCAACAATTATTAGAAGAATTACCATTGTTCTATGAGTTATTAGAAATGAATGGAGCATTATATAAAGACGATGTTCAAGAAAAGTTAGATTAATTTCTAACTTTTTTATCTTTTATTGTTGCATTATTTTATATAATATGATATAATATCTTTTGTAAGGGAGGAATTAGTATGAAACAGATGGTATTTACTTATGATAATGTATCAGTATATTCAATGGTTAGTAATTGGTCATTTGAAGATATTTGGATGGAGTTAGAAAATGATGAACAGTATGAGTTTAATCCACGCTGTATTTTCCATTAGGAGGTGTAAGAAATGAAGGAATATGATACAAAAGAGCAGATGTTATTAGATGTGATTGATAATTATTGTCACAGATATATGTATTACCTTAGCTCATTATCACAAATGAATGATAGTTTGTTATCTAAAAGAGTAAGAGAATTAAGTAAGAATGAAGTGGAAGTAATTGTAATAGATAAGAAATACTACTTAAAACATATTGAATTATAATAAAAATATATTATAATATATAATATAAAATCAAAGAGCATGGGAGAGATTATAGATGAAAAAACGTAAAAATTATATTAAAAATTTAAACTTCAAAAGATTATCGAGAGAGTTAGGTCTTGAAGCTAAAACAAATCATGAGAGAATTAATTCTCATATTAGAGGTAAGTATTTAGAATTAGACCATTACCATCAACTAATGCGTCAGAGAGAAGTATACAAACATCCAACATTACCTATTTCAGTTATTAGAACTAATAGAAATAAAACTATTAAGATTATTGATAATGTTCGCTGTGTTGAGTTGAGAATGTTTTACGGTAAATATCCTTATTGTGTATTTGAGGAACAGGCATACACTGTTCACAGGCTAATATATGAATCTTATAGCGGAGAATTAGTAAAAGATGGTCATGATATTCACCATGTTAACTTCAATAGAAAAGATTATAGTTTTGAGAATTTAATTTCTTTACCAAAGGAAGTTCATCAAAAAATTCACAAAGGAGAAATTTATCTATTAGGTTGCAAAGGAGCGTGATTAAAGAATTGATGAATATTAGAATAAGAAGGAGAATGGCTGTTAAGAAAAAAATTATAAAAAGTTATAAAATAGTGTTGACTTTTATAATTTTTGAGAGTAGAATAATATTGAGGTGATAATTATGAGTAAATATTATTCTATAAATGAGTTTTCTAAAATATTAGGGGTGTCAGCACAAACATTAAGAAATTGGGATAACAATGGAAAGTTACATCCACACCATACATCTTCTAACGGATATAGGTATTATTCTCACGAACAGTTAAATCAAGTTATGAATATAAAACCTAACTTGGATAGAAAAGTAATTGGTTATTGTAGGGTGTCTAGCAACAAACAAAAAGATGACCTTGAAAGACAAATTGAGAATATGAAATTATATTTAACTGCACAAGGAAAACCATTTGAAATAATTTCTGATATTGGAAGTGGAATTAATTATAAAAAGAAGGGATTAAAAGAATTATTAAAACTAATAACTCAAAACAAAGTTGATAAAGTAGTTGTATTATACAAAGATAGACTTTTAAGATTTGGATTTGAGTTGGTTGAATATATGGCAAGTCTTTATAATTGTGAAATTGAAATAATTGATAATACTGAAAAATCAGAACAGCAAGAGTTGGTTGAAGATTTAGTGCAAATAATAACTGTTTTTAGTTGTAAATTGCAAGGTAAAAGAGCAAATAAAGCTAGAAAATTAGTTAAAGAATTGATAGAAGGTGGTTAAGATAGTGATAAAATCAGTAAAAGTAATGTTAATCCCAAATAATAAACAGAAGACTAAACTAATTCAATGCTTTGGTGTAAGTAGATTTGCTTATAATTGGACATTAGGAAAACAACAGGAAAATTATAAGAATGGTGGTAAATTTATATCTGACAATGAGCTTAGAAAAGAATTTACTAAACTAAAGAAAACTAAAGAATATGAATGGTTAAATCAATATTCTAATAATATTCCTAAACAAGCTATAAAGGACGCTTGTGATAGTTACAAGAGATTCTTTAAAGGATATTCTAAGTTTCCTAGATTTAAAAGTAAAAAGAAATCAAGACCAAGTTTTTATGTGGATAATATCAAAATTAAATTTTCAGATACTCATGTAAAATTAGAGAAATTATCTAACTCAACCAAAAAGAATAAATCGAAATTAAACTGGGTTAGATTAGCAGAAAAGAATAGAATTCCTACAGATTGTAAATATATAAATCCTAGAGTAACCTTTGATGGAGTTAATTTTTGGATTAGCGTTGGGATAGAATATGAAAATAATTTAGAATTACCAACCAATGAAGGAATTGGCATAGATTTAGGAATAAAAGATTTAGCTATTTGTAGTGATAAAAATATTTATAAAAATATAAATAAAACAAGTAAAGTAAAGAAGATAGAAAAGAAAAGACGCAGGTTGCAACGTCAAATATCAAGAAAATATGAATTAAATAGAGAAGGGAGGAGTTACAAGAAAACTAGCAACATTAAAAAGTTAGAAAAAGAACTTTTAAAAGTAAATCAAAGACTAACAAATATTCGTCATAATTATTTACATCAAACAACTACTGAAATAATAAATAGAAAACCAATATTTATAGTTTTAGAGAGTTTAAATGTGGTAGGGATGATGAAGAATAAACATTTAGCAAAAGCAATACAACAACAATGTTTCTATGAATTTTATAGACAAATACAATATAAATGTTTATGGAATAATATTAAGTTTATAGAAGCAGATAGATTCTATCCATCAAGCAAAACATGTTCTGAATGTGGAAGTGTAAAGAAACAATTAAAACTTTCAGAAAGAGAATATATTTGCGAAGAATGTGGTTGCGTAATTGATAGAGATTATAATGCTAGTGTTAATTTAATGAAATATGGACAATCAATAGCTTAATCACTCAAACGATACTATTGATATGTACCGATACGTTAGTCGGGAATTTACGCCTTTGGAGTGTACAAGAACTTGTGAGTAGATTTAATTGAAAGCATACACGATGAATAAGGAATGGAACATAAAAGTTAATTTATAACTTTTTATAAATTTTCAGTAACGGAGATGATAAGTAATGAAAATATTATTCAAAGACAGATTTAACAATACTAGATTTGTAGCAGAGGTTGGAACAATTAAACAAGCATATGATGCAATCACTGAATTCTGTGAAGAAAGAAAATTTGAAATCACTTACTTTAGAACACGGAAACATGATGATAAAACTGTAGTTGATGTTGGTTCTCATTTTGAATTGTTTTATATTATAGAAAGAGAAAGTGACGAATTGAAGAAGGCAAAGAAATGGTTCGCTGATGAAACTGAAACAGAGGTTGAATGTATGATTAAATTAAACATCATTACAGAAGAAGTGATTTTGAATATGTATCGTAAGTATGAGAGTGGGTTTAAAAAATATAAGGAGATGGAATCACATGAATAAAAAGACAAGAGTGATTGAAATTGATAGGACGATTTATGAACTAGAAAATCAAATTAAAAGCCTTAAAAAAGAAAAGACAATGATTGAAAGAGAGAATATCAAGTTAGGTTCACGTTTAAGGATTATATGGGGAGGTGGTGAATTCCATGAAACATTTCTTGTGATTATGGTGGAAGTTAATAATGAACGTAAGTATGGATTGTTGGATATGGATATTAATGCACTTGAAGCAGATATGATATTTAATTCACTAGATGATGTTAAGGAAACGTTAAATAGGGATTATAATTGGATGGTACTATAGCTATGAATTATCTGATGGAAACAATGAGTAATTATCCAATGGAATCCTTAATTCTCATTTTATTATGTGTTTATTGGGTTGTATTCATTCTTAAATATAGATAAAAGATAAGTTTTATTCATTGATATGTTGTTGATTATGTTATATAATATAATTAAACTTAAACAAAGGAGAGATAGATATGAAATTCTTATTAATCAATACTTGCTACATCAATTCAAATTTATTCTTTAAACATTATCCTCAAATCAAAGACAACTTCAATGTGGAAGTATTTAAAGAAAAGGAAGAGAAGTATTTTGACGAAGAAAAAGGTGTCTTTGTTTGCCATGATGGTAGAGATGATATATTGATTGAGATTAATGACCTTTCAGACCTTAGAAAACTAGCTAAATGCTGTGAGGAAAATACATCTGAATTGATTATTGACTTTGATAGTGAAATCATTGAAATTTATGATGGATACAGAGAATAGGAGTAATAAGTATGGTATCATTTAGTCTTGTACAGATGGCATTTATTATGTTTTGTTATATTGTAATGTTCGGCTTTGCCTTGTATTTCTTGTTCAAATATAAAGAATATAGAGAGAAAAGCGAAATGTTGGTGAGTATGTTAAAGGAAATGGAGTGTAAGATTAAAGGATTGATAAAGGAGAGTCGTGATGAATCATTATAAGAAAATATTTATTGATGAATTATTTAAAGTTTCAGAACGAGAGAATATAAGAATTATTTCCGCTGATTTCATAAAAGAATCAGCGGAAGTGTGTGATATAAATGGTGATATTTACACAATCAATTATGAACGTCAATCAAATGTATGGTATACAAAATTTGAAGATGATGAATATGATAATGCCTGTAGAGAATATGAGGAAGCATATAAGAAGTATAAGAGAGCAGAACTTAAATTCAAACATATTAATCATGAACGTTTTGTCAAGAAAGCTGTTGAAGAGGTTAAAAGAACTATCGAAAGATAGTTCTTTTTTTATCCCCCTCTATGTTGAAATTAATCAATCTTTGAATCCCCTTGTATCACAAAAAAACAATCCCCCTTCTTTCCACAGAAATCGAATTTTGTTTTCATAGGAGAAAAGATTTTTCAAGAATGAGAACTTTCTAATCAAAAGAGTTTAGAATTTTTTGGAGAGAGTAATTCGGAAAATAATTCTGAAAGAATTGATTTGAAATCCTTCATAAGTTTAATTGGAATTACTATTATATTATTGGTAATTTTAAAATAATTTATACATAAAATTATATAAAAATAAAATAAAAAAGAGATACGTTTATCGTATCTCTTTTTATGAGAAGTATTAAGTAGTTTCAGATTAAAACATTATAATAGCTAACCATCAACGAATCATGAAGTGTTTATTGATGTAAAATCTAAAATTAACAAGATAATTTAGGTGAGCTTATTTTTAAATTATAAAAGGCAATAAATAAAAAAAGATTTAGAGTTGAAAATAAAAACTGAATACGGATAAGAGTTTGAGAAGAAGTGTGGTTTGTAACAAGCATACGACAACAGATGTTTGAAGTCGCCATACACCACCACAGCTCCACTTGTCAGCCGACCATTCGAGAAGCAACCGACAGCTATCCGAGCCGAACTAAACAGTGCCGACCACTGACCGACTCGTTTAATTCAATTTTCATTTTCAATTCCAAATCTTCAAAACATTGTTAAAATACTAGACCGCTGTTATTAGCTGTATTTTCAATCCCCCTACCATTTGGAGATATTCACGCTTCAAATCCCCCCTATATCCAAAATTTTTCAATCCCCCTCTTTACCACAGAAAACGAAATTTTATTTCTATGAGGAAATAGCTTTTTTAGATAGGGATTATATATGAGCCATTAATGATAAAATTAAAAAGTGTTATATTATAATTAGTATTGCACATTGATTTTTCACTATAAATTATCATCTCATTTTATTGATATAAAGCTGTTTAATTATTGTTTTGTAATGTTAATATGATTTGATATTGAGCTATGAGCCACTGTTTTTTAGTTCATATTTACATGGATATATGATGAAATGAAAAACAACCAACATTGTCTTATCAGTATTAGGATAATATAGATTGAATAGTACAATTCTTTAGATTTGATTATAAATTAAAATTACAATGGTAGTTGTTGAATGATTACGCTTCATAATCTGCGTATGCTATATATATACATTATGAAATAATCATCAATATGATTATGAATTACACGAAAACATGACATTATAATTTGTAATTTTAATCATTGCAAAAAGCGTTGAATGTGGCGTGTTATTGACCGCTGACCAAATTACCACCGTCACCACCACCGAGCCGAGCCGACCACCACCGAGCCGAGCAAGTCAGCCAGCCAAATCAAATTCGATTTTCAATTTTAAATCTTAAATATCGAAGTAAAATCTATTTGATAACCATTATCAATTAGAGCTTATAAGTGATAACTATTACTGTTTTTACTGATAATGATTATCAATTAGAAATTTCTAATAATGATAATAATTACTACTTTTGTTATCATTTAAGTTTTGATAATGATTATCAATTACTCATTATAATATTAGTAATTTACACTGTTGATATGATTGATAATGATTATCAATAGATTACTATAATAATAGTAATTATTACTGTTTTGATTTTTTTTATGCTGTTAATACAATTGATAATAATTATCATTTATTAATGGTACTGTTTTTTTAAAAACAGTAATTATTATTATTTGCTATTAATATTGTTCATCAATAACATTATTCTATTTTCAAAGAACTTTTTTAGGCTGTTCACTTGCCTTACAATGACTATATTACTCCATATTAAAAAATATATATATCCCTTATTTGCACGAATTTTATTTTTTTATGTTTTTTTTACTTGACATTCTTTTTCTATCCTTATTATAATAGAAGCATAGTCAAACAGTGTAAAAAATATTTTAAAATAATTGTTGACTTTAATATATCATATGATATAATAATATTGTAAGTGACGATAGACACTAAGATGTTTAACCTATTAGTGATGGAACTTTTAAAATATTGAAGAGATATTAAAGGAGAGTTGTTATTGTGAGTATTAAAATGGCAATCAAAAGACCAAAAACACGAAAAGACAAAATTTTGAATATTGTGGACGCTTTAACAGAATGGAGCGATGAAAAGAGTACGGTTATCGTTGAAGATGATAGTAAAATTATTTTTAATCTCCATTGTGGATATGGCGACATTTACACATATAATATTATTTTTCGTAATGATATAAAAATTGATGTATATGGAGGATTTAAGAAAAAACTTTTCTATCTTGAAACATACGATAGTTTGAAAAGTCTGATTAAATTTTTAACAACAATCTAAAATATAATTGTTGTTAAAAAATATATAATATGATATAATTAAATTATCAAAGAGAACAAAAGGAGTTGTTTATATATGAAAAAATTATTAATTTTATTTTTTACAAGTGGTTTATTTTTAAGTGGTTGCAAAAGTGGAAACACTGAAAATATGAATGATATTAAAAATACTTATGGTTCAAATTATGAAGTTAAAAACATTGATAATTCTATATTTTTAATTGAATATGATGATATTACTATTGTAATGGAGAATAATAAGAAAATAGGTATTGTGAATAGTATCATAGAAACAGCGAACGGCATACAATTGAATCTTGAAGATGGCAACGGCTTTTGGATTGAAAAATAATTTAAAAAAACTATTGCAATTCATAAAATATATGATATAATATAATTAAAGATAAGAAAAGGAGAATGATTATAGTGAAAAAAGAAGTTTTAAAAGTAGTATTTAGAAAATTTGGTAACGGTGAAATTATTGCATTATTTCCACAATTTACAAATAAGAAAAAATATACTATTGACTCTTATATGAAAATAGGACAGCACGGTGAATGTGACCCTTTAATTATTCATGATACTAAACTAGCAAAAGAAAGCGAATATAAAGAACTATTAAATGAGATTAAAAGTATTTATCATGAATATGATATAAAAGTTATGAAAAAATTAATTATTAAATGGTAAAAAAATATTGATTTAGATATTATTATATGATATAATAATATTGTAGTTATAAATGAAAAGGAGAATGATTATAATGAAAAAATTATTAATAGAAGTCTTAGACTATATGGTTTGTTGTGGTTGGTTAGAAGCTAAAACAGCGACATGGCTTCAATTAAAGGAAAATGAGGAAGAATTGAAGGACGTTTTATTATATGCCTATGAGAACTTAGAATATGATAAACTTAATTTATTAGTTGAAGAAAATTTTAATTATTTTCACGAATGTTAAAAAAAAATGATTGATTTATATAATATAATTTGATATAATAATATTGTTGATAAGATAATATAATACAAAGGAGAATGATTATAATGAAAAAATATTATGTAACAATGACTGATTCTTTTATGAGTGGATGGGGTATGGCAGACGGAAAAATAAATAAATTAGTGTTTGAATGTGATAATTACAATGAAGCGGATGTGGTTTATAGAAACGCTAAAAATAGAAGTGAAATGAAATATGTTAATATTACAGCAAATAAACCACGATATGATAAAAAAAGATATTATGTACAATTTGAAAATAAAAATACCTATAACAATTGGTATATTGATGGAAGTTTTTAAAAAATTTCTATCAATATACAAGATAATTAAAAATAGTTATTGACTTATATAGTATAATTTGATATAATAATATTGTTGATAAGATAATATAATAAAGGAGAATGATTATTATGCTAAATGAAAAAATGTTAAATGCTTATATTGAAGAAAATGGAAATGATGTTATTGAAGAAGTTTTAACAACATTATCACTTGATGAAATTCAAGACGTTTACGAATACGGTTGCTCTAGTGGTTCGGCTAGTTCTTATATTTATTATCATCAAACTGAAGCCTTTTTCAATAGATATTCTACGGAATGTTTAGAAAATATTGAAAGAATGAAAGATGAATGTTATATAGACTTAAATGAATTCGAATTTACAAAAAATAATCTATGTTGGTTAATGATTGAAGTAGTAGTAAATGATTTTATTAATTGGTGCGAGTGGTATTGTGAAGAAGATGAAGAAGAAGAAAATTAAGAGCTGTTAAGCTCTTTTTTTTTGTATGAATAAAACTATTATTTTATTCAGTTTAAAACACTATTCAGACGTATTTTAAGAGCATTTAAGAGCTTTTAAACGGTTATTTTTCCATTAGTAAATTTTTATTTTTTAAAAGCTCTTAAAACGTCTTATAATCGCTCAAAAGAATATTTAAAAAAGAACACAAAAAGAACACAATTTCATATTTTTATTTGATATAATATTAATATAAGTTAAAGGATGGCAAACCTTAGATGTTTAATTTGTCAGTATTGGAACGGTAAAAATAATTTAAATAATACTTGATATATATAATATTATTTGATATAATAATATTGTTAATAAAATAATGAATGTGATATGAAGGAGAATGATTATTATGAAATATAAAAAAGAAATTCATGAAAAATTAAGTGAAAACAAATTAATGGAAAATGTAATAAATGAAAAAACATTAATTAAATACATTGTAGATTATGGGAAAAACAAAGGTTCATTTATCCAAATTGATTCATTTAATGATGGTACTTTCAGTGTTATTAATATATGTTATAACAATGAAAAACGCTACTTTGATAATAGACTCGACTATATAAAAAATAAAAAAGATTTGTTTGAAGCTATTGATTTTTCAATGAATGCAATTAAATAGCGTAAAATTGAAAGTCAAATCTTAGTGACTTGCGATGATGAAATAGAAGCCATTGACGTATTATGTGATTTAATTTAAGAGCTTAAAAGCTCTTAAATTAAATATAGAAATTTTGGCTATTGACTTTTTATTTTAAATATGATATAATATAGGTGTAAATAAGAAGAGGAGAATTATTATTATGTTATTAATCAAATCAGTTGAAGTTATTACTTATTTAATTCAAGAAATTTTATGTTTAATTGCTATTGTATTATATAAAGCCTTTGAATATCGTTGGTTATTATTAACATTCGTATTTTTCACTATTTGCTTATTAGGCGGTCTAATGACTTATATTTCAATAACAAATTAAAGAAAGTTATTGATTTATATTTTAAATATGATATAATATAAATATACGATAAATAAAGGAGAATGAATATTATGACATGGTTAGAAAATGCTAAAAAAAAGAAATTAAGTTTTTAAAAAAATAAAAAAAAGTTTTAAAAAATGCTTGAAATATATAATATAAGATGATATAATAAAAGAGTAGTAAGGAACTACAAAGATTGATTAAAAAGGAGATATAAAAAATGTGGATTAGAGCAAATATGGATTATGTGAGTACAAGAACAAATAAAAAAATTATAACAGAAGGTAAACAGTACAAAGTTATTAAAGAGCATAAAAGAACAAAAGAATACACTGTAAGAAATGACAATGATAAAATTTGTGTATTATCTAAAAGTTTATTTGATATTGTTGATTGACAATATCAAATAAACAAAATAAAAAACAAATAAATAAAATAAAAAAACAAAGTTAAGGAAAAATTGAAAGGTGGAAAATTATATGATAACAAAGGATAAAGTTTTACGTGTACTTAAATGGGAAAATACAACAGAATTAATAATTAATCATAAAGGTATTGATAAATTATCAAGAAATATTTTGAGTGATGATGAAGAAATTTCTTGTATTATAGCAGACGATGAATTACTGTTTTTTGTAAGGGATGGTGATGGTGAAAATTATGATGAAATTGTGGTTAAATTAAATTCAAATGAAAGAAATATGTTATTAAAATACAAATAAAAAAATCCAAATTTTATATAAATTGAAAGGTGGAAAATTACAATGGAAAATATCAAAATCAACGCTTTGTTAAATTACTTAGGAGAAACAAAAGAAACGGCAACAGTTGAAACATTAAAACATGATGATAATAAAACGGTATTTGTTGACAATATGGAATATATTATTTTGACTGATGAAGAAGCGGACGAATATTACAAAGAATATCAATTGTCATTGGTTGAGGATTTAGGATTAGAAGCCTTTAGTGATTGGGCGAAAAATTATATTTTAGATAATTTCACATATTCTCATTCTGAAATGTTTGAAGATATTCAATATGAAGACGCTGTATCGTATGTGGATGATTTAAAATATGGCGGTGATTTGGACGATGAATTAAACCGTTACGGTTGCGATAATGAAGAAGAATTAATTGACTTATTATGTGAAGAAGATTGTGTGGAATGGTTTAAGTTTGCTTTTGGTATTGATGAATATAATAGAATTATTATTGAAAATAATTTGATTGATTGGGATGAAGTTATAGAATGGACTAAGGAAGTCGACGGACGTGATGTTATGGCTTCATATGATGGAATTGAAATAGAACTAGAGAATGGCTTATATGCCTATCGTATTAATTAAGAGTAGTATATACTACTCTTAAAATTTTTATATGAAGGAAGTGCAATTATGGAACTTTTTAAACTAGATGGATTTGAAAACTACTACATAACAAAGAGCGGAAAAATTTTTAAAAAAATAAATGATGATAAACCATTAAAGGAAATTAAACCATTTTTAGATAGTCACAATTCATATAGAGTAAACCTATCAACAGAAAAGGGGAAATATACAACCAAACAATTACATACGTTAGTTTACAAAACATTTAAAGGCGATATAAACTCAAAACGTGGCGAATATAACAAAATAGAAAATATGATAGTGTTTGTAGATGGTAATATAAAAAATTGTAGTATTGACAATTTAATGACGGTTAAAGAGCTGAAGGAGTTTTATAATAATCATAATTTATAAGAGCTTCAAAACTCTTATTTATTGTACTTGCAAAAAATAATTAAAAAGAACATAAAATGAACATAACTTTTTATAAATTATATGATATACTATATGCATAGACAAAAGAAGAAAAGGAGTTTTTATATATGAATAAATTTTACAAAATAACTAATCAAAATGAACTTGATACAATTCAAAATAAATTAGTTGAAAAGGGTTATAAAACACCTAATGGCGAACTTTTAACGATGGATGATTTCAAAAAAGCATATCCAAAAAAATAAAATCTATTTAATTAATGCTTATTATAATACGATAAATAAAAAGTATGAATATATAGGTGGTACTAAGCAGATTTATGAAAGAAACTATGGAAAAAAAATTAAATTTGAAAACTAAAATAAGGAGAATGATTATAATGTATTCTATTACATGGTTAGGGTTTGGATTTGAAGAAATTACAAAAGAATTTGAAAATGCTAATGATTTAATAGCATTTATGTCAAAAGATGATATAAGACCGTATGTAATTAAAGCTGTAATAAATGATAGTGAATTTTTAAAAGTAAGATAATGAGAGTATTTGATATATATAATATAATTTGATATAATATAAATATACAGCAAAAGGAG